TGGCACTGGTAACATCACTGCTGGTAATATCATAGGTATTATTGCAGCAGGTAGTAATACTATTACTACGACTGGCAATATCACCGGTGGTAACTTGATTGGGCCACATGCTAACGGCAACTCAAACGTCAATATTCCTGCTGCAAATGGCAATGTTAATATCTCATCGGCGGGTAACGCCAATATCTTAATTGTCACTGGCACTGGTGCAAATATCACAGGTACTTTAGGTGTCTCGGCCAACATAACAGCGACATCATATTATATTCATCCAGTTGCGACTGGTATCGCGGCGGCCGGCTCCGCTCAAGGAAATGCTACAGTTCTAACTAAAGAAATTAATGTGGTAAGTACAGTATCTTCCGGCGCAAATGGCGTGCAACTTCCTCTTAACCTTGCAGGTGGTATAATTTTCATTACTAACACTTCAGCGAACGCATTAAATGTTTACCCATCATCATCTGGTGCAATAAACACATTGGCAGCCAACGTAGCATTTGTTCAGTCTGCAGGTTCAACAATACAGTACATTGCACCAACTACCACTCAGTGGTATACAGTAGGCGCCACATACGCTTAATTGAAGGGAAATTAAAATGGCTAAAGCAAAAGGTTCAACTTCAGGTTCAACTTCAGGTTCAAGTAAAGGTACTAAGGTCATATTTAGTACACAAAAAGGTAAAAGCTCTATCGGCAAAAATCCTAGCTCAATCAAATTCAGCACTATGAATAAGAAGAAGCGTGCAAGCTATAAAGCATATCGTGGACAAGGTAGCTAAGCATGAGCGAAGTTACACTAGAGTTATTACAGAAAATTTGTCCAAATACAAAATCTACTGTTTTGGCTAAATTTTTTGACCCTCTAAATACGGTAGGTCATCATTTTGGATTGTTTGATAATCCAAAAAGAATGGCGGCCTTTTTGGCACAAGTAGCACATGAATCTGGTGGGTTCAACTCCATCAAAGAAGGATTGAGCTACTCAGCAATTTCTCTGAATGAAGTCTTTAAAAAGTATTTCCCTACGGTAGATTCCGCTAAACCATATGAACGTAATGCACAAAAGATTGCAAGCAAAGTATATGCCAATCGTATGGGTAATGGAAACGAAGCATCCGGTGATGGATATAAATTCTGCGGACGGGGCCTAATTCAGTTAACCGGAAGACAGAATTATACTAAGTTTGCAGCATCAATTGGTAAAACACTTGACGAAACGGTCGCATACTTAGAAACACCAGAAGGTGCAACAGCAAGTGCGGGTTGGTTTTGGGACGTTAACAAGCTAAGTATATATGCAGACACAGAAGATTTTGTGGGCTTAACTAGACGAATAAATGGTGGAACCATCGGATTAGAAGATAGAAAACATAACTATGAACTTGCTATTGCTGCATTGAGCTAAGGATTAAAATGGCACAGCCGATTTGGAATACTCCTGCAGGAGCATTAGGAACATATTCTGCAAACAGCGCATTGGTTTATCAACTGTCAGCATCGGCGGTTTTACCTGCGATTTCGGTAACTTACACTATAATCAGCGGAAATCTTCCGCCGGGTCTGAACATGGATTTTGCTGGTCTAATTACTGGAATCCCGTCGATAGTAAACGGTAATGCTACCTCTACGTTCGTGGTACGTGCAACAGACAATCTTCAAAACATCAGAGACAGAACTTTTAATTTGGTAATTTCCGGAAATGTAGCTCCTAAATTCACTACTTCCTCAGGTGTTATTGCAACTATATTAGACAGTACCTGGTTCTCATATCAAATAGAATATAGTAATCAAATAAGCACAAATCCAGTAGACATTCGAGTGGTTCAAGGTGGATTGCCCCCGGGAATAGAGATTAATCCATATGGACTAATACAGGGATACGCGGCTCCCCCGATAATAAGTGTGAACTTAGTAGCAGTTACCACAACTGCTACTTCTACACATGCTAATGCTATTGTATGTTTTAGTACCACTGGATTTACAGTAGGCAGACCAGTCGTATTTACTGGTACAGTTTTTGGTGGCGTTGATCCCTCTACAACATACTACATTCAATCTATCGTTAACAGTAATTCATTCACAATTTCTACTACTGCAGGCGGCCCGGTATTTCTATTGGACGACGCTTCGGGATTCATGACAGTGACTTTACCATCGATAACAGTTGGTGAACCAACTACACAAACATATTCGTTTACCTTGAAGTTAGATAGCCCAAATGGTAGTAGTGTTCAAAATTATTCAATCACAGTAAGTAATCAAAATGCGGCGTCTTCGTTTGGGCCGGCCAAACCACCTAATACCAGAATACCTACAATTTTTAATACTAGACCAGAAACATACAATTTGGCTAGTAATGAGCAAGAATTTGGATATTATGTACTGCCCCCGAATTCGGAAGGTCAAACATATGCACCTACTCAGCTAGCGTATATAGGTCAAGTATCTAACGATAACTATTTTTCTTTTAAGATTTTGGGACATGATTTTGATGGTAATCCTCTAACGTATATATTTGCTGACTTGCCGATATGGTTATCAGGTGATACTGTTACTGGTTGGCTTACTGGAATACCTATTATAGGTAATAATTCCATAAGCGAGTACAATTTTAGTGTGTCTGTTTCTAAAACAAATAATCCTGCAATTCAAACGCCGTCGTTTAACTTTTCTCTAACGGTTTCAAACGGCATATTAGGAAATGTCGTATGGATAACACCTTCTAATCTGGGTGAAATCTATAATGGTACTATTAGCACGAGTAAAGTAAAAGCTTTGTCTGATGTTCCGTTGAATTATAGATTGGCACCTGGTTCAAATGCATTACCACCTAATTTGTCCTTGTTCGACAACGGTGAAATTTCTGGAGTAGTTGCATTTCAACCGACTGATGTACTTCTAGATGTTGGAACAACTACAGATTTTACTTTTACTGTAGAAGCCTATTCATCATCCTTTCCTATGATATCTTCGACTCAGACATTTACTCTGTCTGTTTATCAAGAGTATTCTCAACCCACAGATACTATCTACATAAAATGTGTACCTAGTGTATCGGATAGACAGTTATTAGCTAGTTTGCTTAACAATGATTCATTAATACCAAATAGCTATCTGTACAGACCAAATGATCCTTATTTCGGTAAGGCATCCAGTATTGTATATGAACATGCATATGGTATTTTCGCAAGCAACTTTGATGAATATGTAGCAGCAATCACAAAAAATCACTATTGGAGAAACATAACCTTAGGTGAAATAAAAACTGCGGTCGCAAAAGATGATAACGGAAATATCATTTATGAAGTAGTATATAGCGAAGTTATAGATAACTTGATAAATCCTCAAGGTATTAGCGTTTCAGAAGAACTGTATTGGCCTAGACCTATTCCATTGAATTTGGGACCATGGTATGATAGCGTCACGGACATTTTTACGAGCTACGAACAGGCTCCTGACGGTCAAGAGTTTTATACTAGTCTAACTCCCGGAGTTGCTCAAGTCGTATATCCTAACTCTCTACCAAATATGAGAAACAGAGTCGGGCAAGAACTAGGACAGACATTTAACTCTAAGATACTTCCCGCTTGGATGACTAGTCAACAATCAGATGGATCCACATTAGGATATACTCCTGCTTGGGTAATAGCATATTGTAGCCCAGGTACAGTAAATTTAAATGGTACCAACGTTAGCTATGCACAGTACATTCAATATCAAATTCAAAACAACTGGGTGAACGAGTTGGGATATGTAAACACACTTAATACTATTAACTTCAAGATAGACAGAATCACAGTAGATAAGAGTGTTACTTACGATTATGAAAACAATCTAAGTCCTCCCGCATGGACTGGTCTTCCAAGTGCTACTCCTACACCTAATCCACTGGATTCTAAAGACTTTAGTGTGTTGTTCCCGCAACAAACAATTTTACCGAACAAGACTCAATACTAAATACATTACGGAATAGAGAAATATGAGCCAAATAAACACAAACGGAATCAACACTAATTATCCTGTACCTGGACAAAACAATAGTTCACAGGGTTTCAGAGATAATTTTAGTCAAATAACGACACAGCTAGATACCGGTGCGTCTGAAATTACAGATTTGCAGTCTAAGGTTTTGTTAAAAGCTGCATTGAACAACTCCACGTTGAACAATGACATGGCCAATACTTTAATCAGCAATGCCTCTACTAGAGGATTTAGAGCTACCACTTATAATCTAGGCAATGCGTTGTCAGGAACTGTTCTTGTGGATGTAAACAGAGCAGATGTGCAAATTGGCGCTATAACAGGAAATGTAACACTTCAATTTGGTGGTTGGTCTCCGACTAACACCGAAAGCAATGTCGTATTGAGACTGACTGTCGCAAATGCTAATGCAACTATTTCGCTTCCTAGTAGCTGTGTTTCTTCGAATAATGATTATGGTGTTACGTTATTAGAAAATTATGCAAACATAGCCAATGTTGCAACATTAACAGCACCCGCAAATACTTCTCTATTAGAATACACCTTTTCGACAATAGATTGTGGAAATACAGTTATAGTTTCTCCAATCAATCGATCATACAAGTCAACCCAAATTGTTACTCGTGACCCTCCACCAACTGGTCTGCCAGGAGACACAGCCGGCGACGTTGCAATGGGGTCATCTATTGGACAATTGACAATCACGTCATCAGCCGGAACAAGCGAATTATTTACTACTAGCGGAAATACTTCTCAACTATATCCAACTTTACCAATTGTGTTCACCGGTACTAGCTTTGAGGCAAACATTACTGCTGGTACAACCTATTATGTAAGAAACGTATATTCTAGCAATACGTTTACCGTATCAAGTACATTAGGTGGAGCCAATGTAAATTTAGCAGGATGCTCTTCACCTACATTGTCAATGTACGCTAATCCGGCTACATATCTTTATCTGGCTACTGGAAATTTTAACTCGACCCCGCAGGCCAAACAAGTACAGAATACGTATGCAACTGGTAACCTAATTAATCTAGATGGTACTGCAAACTTAGTAGTTAATGCTCCAATCGTATTTACGGGTAACGTGTTCGGTGGTATTGTAGCTAATACAGTTTACTACATTACATCAATTAGTTCTCCTAATATTTCAGTAAGCCAAACCCGTGTCAACGGTGTCGCCGGTGCAAATATTGCTCTTACTGATGCTAACGGCACTGCTGTAGCAACATGTTATACTGGTGGAAATGATATTTGGAAACGCATTTCGCTCACGCCGTGGTAATCTGATGTCTGAACATCCATTCATTGATCGAATTGTACTTGAAAGTAAATCTCTAGAAGAACTTCAAGAAACAGTATCTAGCCTAACAAACAAGCTAACGTTCGCATATAGAACCATGAACGGTCCGCTGATTCAGCAATTGCAGATGGCACTGGAATCATACAAAGGCCAGCAACGAAAAAAGATGGATGAGATTTTTGAAAAACAAAAGATCAACACCAAAATCAATATTCAATCTGATACCCAAAAGTAATTGACATTTAAGACATAATGTCGTATATATGAAATATGATTACCGACAAATATGGTCAACAAATCTATTCTGAGCAGGACATCTGCGATTTATACATGACCAATCCAGATATGGTATTCAATAATGCTTTGGTTTCATCTGATATAAACTTTGATCCTAAGTTAAACCTAGATCAAGTTCCTAAACTCATTCATCATATAGTAGATGAGTCTAATACAGTAGAAAAATTTGATGAAATATGCCAGCAAAATTGGCATTTGCCTGAGGCATATAAAAACTTTGACATCGCAAAGTTCGTGTTAGACCAATGCAAAAATGAAGCAGAACTTCAACGAGCAGGAGAAGAATTGATTCTCTATCAAGAACGCGGCATGTTTATATTATTGCAGTATCTAAAATATCTAGTAGATACAATGCGCAGAAATAAAATAGTGTGGGGTGTGGGGAGAGGTTCAAGCGTAAGTAGTTTCGTTCTGTATCTTCTAGGAGTCCATCGGATTAATTCTTTACATTACGATTTGTCCATAGACGAATTCTTAAAATAAAGTCGTGTATATACGAGCATAAATACAAAAAAGGAGACTAAAATGGCAACACATAGATCAGCAATGGGAAGATCAGTAGATATGTCCCAGATTGTGGCTAGAAATGAGCGTGTGCGTGCAGTCGGTAATATGAAGGTTAATGCGCGTGGTGATAGCATCGATTCTCAAGGTCGAATTATTTCCCCTATGACACAAAAGGCAGGCCAACGTTATCAAAATACTGTAAACAACCGTACAGCAAATGAACTTAATCAAGGACTTCAACGTAGACCAAATCCACAACCAGTTGATAATGTTCCACCGGCGCCAGTAGCGGCTCCGGTACCTATTCCAGTTGACGAGCTATTAGCAAACGAACTTGAATTGGAAGACGACGCAGAGGCAGCAGAAATTGAATCTATTAAAGCAGCCGAAGCAAAGAAAAAAGTAGTAATCAAGCCTGCTAGTGAGGCTCCAGATTTTTTCAAACCAGAACCTAAGAAAACAAAATAAATACATATGACAAAAGTTAACGCTACAATAACTAAATTAGAAAAACTCCGACCACTAAGAGATACTATTCTAGTATGTGACATGGAGTTTAAAGAACGTCTAAGCCGTGGGGGAATTATTCTCATGGATGATGACATGAAAAGTTCAGGGATTCGACCCCGCTGGGCAAAAGTATATGCAGTGGGGCCTGAAGTAAAAGATGAAGATATTAAAGTAGGCAGTTATATTATGATAGCGCACGGTCGCTGGTCGCGCGGACAGACTATAGAAGACGCGGACGGCGAGAAAATTATCCGTAAAGTTGATTCAAATGATATTTTACTAGTTAGCGATGAGTACGTTAACGATTATACTATGAGTGATAAAATTTAAAAACAAAAGGGGAGCGAGAAAAATACGGTGCAATTGGCCCCGTGCTCCCCGATTTTAAGGCAAATCAATGAAAACTGAAAATAAAAAGAGTGCCCTTATGCAGGCTGCTCCGTATTTTGTTGCGGCAAGTTTAGCTGTTGCGGCATATACCTGGTATCTTTCTTCTAAAGGTGAAGAAGAACGGGAACCTATAGAAGATCCTCCCCTTGACTTTGATCAGGATCCTGCGATACAATCATTGTTGAGAGAAATGAGAGAATATTTATGAAAAATGCCCTTTGGGTTGAGAGATACCGCCCGACATCAATCACTGACTATGTATTCGTAGATCAGCGACAAAAGGATCAGGTAGAAGCTTGGATTAAGGAAGGGACTATTCCACATCTACTTTTGTCAGGTGATCCGGGTACAGGTAAGACTACCCTAGCTAAGGTTCTGATCAGTGAACTTGGTGTACAACCATATGACGTGATGGAAATCAACGCTTCTCGTCAAAACGGCATCGATATCGTAAAAGACAAGATTAACGGTTTTGCGCAGACTATGCCTTTTGGTAAGTTTAAAGTCATTCTACTTGACGAAGCAGACTATACGACTCCTAACTTTCAGGCTGCATTGCGTAGCGATATGGAAACTTATGCAGACACCGTTAGATTCATTCTGACTTGTAACTATGAATCTAAGATTATCCCTGCTCTAAGAGAAAGCCGCTGTTATAAATTTCATATCGCCAAACCTGATCACGTAGAGTTTACCGCAAGAGCAGCAACAGTATTGGTATCCGAAGGTATAGATTTTGATCTAGACACTCTAGACACATATGTTCGTGCATCCTATCCTGATTTGCGTAAGTGCTTGAATCAATTACAGAATAACTCTAAAACAGGAAAACTTGTTCCTCCTAATACTGAGGGAAATAGCGAGGACGAAATATTGCTCGCTGCTACCGAACTTTTTAAAGATGGCAAGATTCTTGAGGGGCGCCAACAACTAATGCAGTACATCAGCCTCTACCCGACTAGGATTGAAGACACCTATCGATGGATGTATATGAACTTAGATTTGTGGGGAAAGACACAAGAACGTAAGGATGCCAGTATCGTCATCATTCGTAACGGACTCGCTAATCTTCCGCTTGTTGGTATTCCCGAAATTTCATTGGCAGCTACAATTATAGAGTTAACATCATGAGATATCTTCTCCTCACCTTTTCCCGTAAGGCCAATGGTCAAATTGACGAAATGGTAACCACTAGTAAGCGAGTTAGAACTTCTGACCTAACCAACTCCAATGTCATTCTAGACTTTGCTGAAAAGAAAGTTGACAAGTGCGTAATTGAGGGGAAGAAGCACGACACTACATTCGAGCAAATGCGCAATTACTATCAAAAGATATATCCTCAGTTGATTGACCAGTTAGAGCGAGAAGCTCCTATTACTGCCAAAGAAAAGAAGAAGAAATAGTAAACGGGGCACTGCCCCGTTTACCTTTACGAATACATTGTTAAGACATGTTCAATAATTGAATGTCTTCTAATGTCCTTTTTATCAAACTCACAAGCTACCATGCCAGGCACGCTATATTTTTGAAGTCTGTGAGTAAGATCCAATAGCCCGTTTTCAGGGGTTTTGCGATCTGTTTGTTCTACGTCACCGGTGATGACAATTTTACTGCCTTCACCGATTCTAGTCATCAACATTTTCATTTGGCTAGGTGTGGCATTTTGCGCTTCGTCAAGAATGATCCAACTGTGCTTAAAATTACGACCACGACAGAATGCTAATGGTGCAATTTCGATGACTTGTTCTTTGACCATATATTCGAGTTCCGTAGCTGTATAGAATTCTCTCAGCACGTCAAATAATGGTCTAACCCACGGTTCCATTTTTTCGTTTAAGTCGCCAGGCAAAAAGCCGTGCTTCTCATCGTCAACTGCAACTGCAGGTCTTGTTAGTAGAATTTTATCACACTCTCCTTGTTTCATAGCTTTGATAGCTGCTAGCATAGCAAGATAAGTTTTACCTGTTCCTGCAGGGCCACTCACCACGACGATATCTGTTTCAGGGTCGGTCAATGCGATGATGTATTTTTCCTGATTTATACTCTGAGGTATTAGTTCGACTGGTTTTTTGTTAGCTCTTTTAGGTTGGGCTTGAGCAAAATCTATAGTTTTAGATTCCTTCATATAGTATGTTCTATTCTCATCTTGATATCTTCTATTAGCATATCTTGTGTCTTTGCGAAGCTCGCTTGTTTTTCTTTTACTCACTAAAGTCTCCTGAGTTTGAAACAAAGTATTGAAAGCTGTATTCTGCCTTCGAATGTATTTAAGGTCTGTAATTAAGTAAACTATGAGCATCTAGGAAATAGTTTCCTATGATAAATATAATGTTCGTTTCAAAAACGTTTCCTTCATTAATACGCTGTAAAGATAAATACTTACATGAGCAAATCATTACCAGCAGATACTTTTTTTAATGACATCGATTTTGTCAGTATTGTAGATACGATCAAAGGTATCTACATGAGTGACGGCTCGATGTCTACTTTGATAGACTTTGAGAGAGTTTTAGACGAAGCTGATCTTTATGCCTTCAAAAATTGGATTTTAGGCGAGTTGGTTCAAGGTCCAGAAATAGGCAGATACACTTGTAAATGTATTTTCATGTGGCCATATAAGTTAATGCCTGATCCACGTGGGGCTCTGCGCCTCACTACTATTGGGTGTAAAGTAACCTTTGGAAAGGGTGAGTTGAAAGTTCCCGTAGAAGTAAAAGATTATGAAGATTTTGTACCAGGAACTCGCTATCCAAAGATGAAGGAACGTAAGGTTTGGTTTGTAGAAATCACTATTCCGTTCGAACTTATGGATGACATTAAGGAAGGTACTATTGATCTTGCAGACCAAACTATCGACTTGTCTGAGATTGAAGATGCATATGCTGAGGATTTGGATGACTCCACTAAAGAAGAACCATCAGTTAAAACCACAGCAGATGAAAATCAATTAGGTAATGCTCCTGGCGCCGCGCTGGGCCCTGCTCCGATGATGTGAGGCGTATAATGAAAATTTTAAATGAAGCCCTCGATTACATGGATCTAGAAGACCAGTTATCAGATAAGATAACGGTTGACGAATATTCTGCTAAAATCGGTTCAGATGCAGACATAGTAACTGTCACTTTTATGGCATATTCAAAGTTGGCTGCAAAGGATTTAGTAACCTGGTTTGAACGTGGGTATACCTGGGTATTAGATGCCAGTGTAAGCGATGGTGAAATTGAACCTGGTAAGTGGTTAGTATTTGTTGAAATGGATCGCAGATCAACTACGCCTAAAAGAATCATTTCGCTTCTTTCTGATCTTGAGACCTTAACTGGATTAAAGCTTAAGGATTGGACCGTTGAGGTTGAGGGAGAAGATTATGATGCTGACGAAGAAATTCTACATCAGGCTATTATATGCAATCCTAATGAATACAAGATTGATCGCGGCGACGACGGAAACGTTGATGACGAAAAAAACGAAAAAAACGAAAAAGATGACGGATTAAATGAAGTGAGAATTCGTGCAGGTATTGATCCGAAGGCGCCATACAATAATGATGAATACATTAAAAATATAAAATCAATGGCAGGAATGTAATATGGCAGATTCAGGATTACCCGGCATGACATTGCCAGAACCGAACGATAATGAAGAAATGCAAGTCGTCGCAAAGAACGATGAACACTATGATAGCATGGTAAATGATAAGGAGTTTTACGAAGATATGGTACAGAAAAATGAATTGCAGAATCTAACCAATGCTTCTCTCACGCAAGCAGGAAGCAATGCTGCACAGAACGCAGATGTTCTTGTTAAGAACGATAATGAGGATTGGATCAATAAGAAGTGGCGCCCAGCAATGGGGTGGATGTATATGGCAGTCTGCATATGCGACTTCATTTTATTCCCAATTCTCTGGTCTATCGTACAGCTTGTCGGTAAGGGAAGTGTCACGACGCCATGGCAACCATTGACCCTTCAAGGTGCAGGTTTATTTCACATTGCAATGGGCGCTGTTCTTGGTATTGCTGCTTTTGGTCGTACACAAGAAAAACTTCAAGGTGCAACGAACGTAGATACTTCAGTGGGTACACCTCCACCGGGAATTCCTGGAAAGTAAGAATTGACATATAACACCCAGCGTGATACTATATGATTATGGATCATTATATGACGCTGGGTGTTTCTAGGACAGCCACCCAAGAAGAAATTAAAAAAGCATATCGTAAATTAGCAATGGAGCATCACCCTGATCGGGGAGGTGATCTAGCAAAATTTCAAGAAATCAGTGTGGCTTATGAAATATTAGGTGATGCTGACAAGAGAGCAGCATATGACAGGCCTCCCCAGCCTTCGCCGCAATTTGGACCGGGTGGATTCTCATTCAGCTTCAATGGATTTGATTTAAACGAGTTTTTTGCACAATCATTTGGCGGACCACAAAACTTTGCACAAAATAGACAACCACAGAAACCAGTTTTTAGAACTAGAGTATCAGTGTCATTGCAAGATGCATTTAGTGGTGCCGAGCAGGTACTGCAATTAGGTACGCCAAACGGCGTAAAGGTCGTGAATGTTAAGGTGCCACCCGGCATCTCGTCTAGAAGTAGCATTCGATATGACAATCTGATTGAAGAAGGTACGCTAATCATCGAATTCCATGTTCTAGATGATCTACGATTTGACAGAAAAGGTGACGATTTGTATACGAATATACCTATCTCTGTCTTAGATTTGATTGTCGGTACTAAAATTGAGTTTACTACCATAGGCGGAAATAAAATTGAGGTTGATATTCCAGCTGGAACTCAAACATATCATCAGTTTAGACTGCCTGGCTACGGAATGCCCACAGCCAACAACGGTTATGGTGACCAAATACTATTGTTAAAGGTAATAGTCCCTGCTAACATCGACAATGATATTATTGAAAGTATCAAGCGTAGTCGATCTAAATAACTTTTTAAAAGGATTAAAAGTTGCAATCATCCCCTGAAATTGAAAATATTATTGAACATGCAGTCCAAGCTGCAAAGCAAAGACAACATGCATATGTTACTGTAGAGCATTTGCTTTGGGCTCTCGTTTCGCACCCTCCTTTTAAGAAATGTCTAAATGGCATCAATGTAGATACGGATTTGATGCTTGCTGAAATTGAGGCTTATCTCAATGGACTGCACGCAATTGTTTCTAAAGATCCAAATTGCCAACCAAAGCGCACTAACACGCTTGAACGTGTGATGAATCGTTCTGTGACACAGGTTCTATTCACCGGCCGCAGACAAGTTGCTACTATTGATTTGTACATGAGCATCGCAACAGAATCTAATTCTCATGCTCACTATTTCCTACTTAAGTACGGTGTCTCTAAGTCTGATTTTCTTACTTACTGGCAGAAGCATTATGCGGGTGGCGACTACGCAGCTATCAGTCCAAATCAGGCTGACGAAATTCTTGATGAGTATACAATCAATCTGACTGATTTGGCTCGTCAAGACAAGTTGGAGCCAGTGATCGGTCGTCATAAGGAAATCGATGACATTATCAATGTTCTTGCCAAGAGATTCAAGTCTAACGTACTTATGGTCGGCGATCCGGGTGTAGGTAAGACTGCTATCGCTGAAGGTATCGCAAACGCAATCGTTGCCGGAACAGTTCCGGACTTCCTACTAGACCACGAACTTTATTCACTTGAAGTTGGTTCGCTTCTTGCTGGTTCTCGTTATCGAGGTGACTTTGAAGAAAAGGTCAAGCAGGTTCTTGATGCGTTGAACGTCAAAAAGAAGGCGATTCTGTTCATTGACGAAGCGCATACTATGCAAGGTGCGGGCGGATCCACTACTGGATCAGTTGATTTTGCTAACATGATCAAGCCTGCAATCACTAAGGGTACGCTTAAGGTCATTGCTTCTACCACGTGGGAAGAATTCTACGAATCATTTGAAAAGGATCGTGCGTTGATGCGTCGATTCTATCGTGTTTCGGTTGATGAACCTTCTCATGACACGACTGTTCGTATTCTTAACGGATTATCTGAACGTCTCAATGATTTCCACAATGTGAAGATTACACCAGAAGCCATTAAAGCAGCAGTAGAGTCCGCTGATCGATACATCCATGATCGTAAGAATCCTGACAAGTCTATCGACCTACTAGATGCGGCGTGTGCTAAGCAACGTGTCCTGCAGAACAAGGACGCTGAAATTACTACGGCACTTATTCACGAACAAGTTGAAAAGTTCACCGGCGTTCCGGCAGATAAGTTGAGCGGTGATAACTTCGACCGGATCAATAATCTTGAAATGAACGTCAAGAATAAGCTGTATGGGCAGGATGAGACTGTCGATAAGGTTCTTGAACGAGTGTATGTCTCGTTTGCGGGGATCGGTAACGATAAGAAGCCGATTGCGAGCTTCTTGTTCTTGGGCCCAACGGGTACGGGTAAAACGGAATTGGCTAAGTTGCTGTCCAAAAATTTGGATATGCCGCTTCTCAAGTATGACATGTCGGAGTACGCAGAGAAGCACAGCGTAAGCAGCTTGATCGGGCCGCCCCCGGGCTACGTAGGCTTTGGCGATTCACAAGTTCAAGGTGGACGCCTAATTTCAGACTTGAGCAAGAACCCGCACTCTATTCTTCTGTTCGATGAAGTCGAAAAGGCTCACCCTGATATCTTCAACATCTTCCTACAGATTTTGGATGAAGGTCGAATCACCGGATCAAACGGTAAGGAAGTTTCTTGTAAGAATACTCTTATCATTATGACTTCTAATTTAGGGTCGGCTGACGGTGAACGAAACAATATTGGTTTCGGTTCGCAAGAACGCACTGGTGAAGATGATAAGGCTCTTAAGCAATTCTTCAAGCCTGAGTTCCGTAATCGTCTTGATATGGTCTGCAAATTCCAAAAGCTAGACATGCTTTCGATAAAGAAGATCGTTGTGAAATTCTTGGAAGATGTTAAGAAGCCGTTGCTTGACAAGCACAATATCACGCTGAACCTCAGTGAGGAAGTCATTGAGTATTTGGCTGATAAGGGCTATGATAGCAAGATGGGTGCAAGACCTCTCGGTCGTAAGATCGATGAATTGATTCGTGTTCCTCTTTCAAAGAAAATTTTGTTTGAGCGTATTGCTAACGCAAACATTATGGCTGTGTTGGAGAACAATGAAATCGTGTTTCAAGTAACTTCAAAGCAAACTGCGAGAATTGGCGATGACGGCATCATTCAAGTCGAAGGTTGAGGTCGAAGACCGAACCCTTCTATACTACAACAATTTCAAGTATAAGGTTGTGTTAAAAGACAATGCAATTAGCTTTGTATTTAGAGCCAAAACCATTGAACAATACGTGCAGTACGTTAAGAACCAAATATTACTAAAGGACCGGTGGTCCCGAAAAATAAGGTTAGAAGATATAGATTTGTCTAAAATGGAAGGCCTCATTAAATTTAGAGCAAATCACTACAAAGATCCTAAAATTCAAACCCGGCAGTATGATTCTGCATTTTCTGTCTATACAAATGACGAGAATATCATTAAGGAGATTTGTAAATTTTGGTCAGATCCTAAAATTCATGAAGCGAATTTGTTACCAGCCGGTATAAAATATTTCAAGAAGGATCCGCCTGCTAAGTTTAGGGTTTATCTAAAAAACTTTTACGACAGAGACGGCAATATTAAGGAAGACCTAAAAGAATACTTGAAAAGAACACCGGATCTTGTCATTAGTGAGTCTTTGTCAATGGTATTAAATTATAATTTTACTTACCTAAGCACTAGCCACTTTATCAACTACAATGATGAAAAGAATCTCATGATGATGTATCTGATGTTTCCGAACATCATAGGTAAAAGTTACAAATTAGAAAAGAAAACGGTATAAGATAAATACTCTAATAAAATGGAGTATTTTTATGGCAAAGGTCGTCGAAGACGTACTTGTTATCAAGCTTAGTAAGCTTGTGAAGGATGATGCTGCTGACAGCGGAATCCTTACTAATGAAGTGCAATCTGCACTGGAACAAGTAGCCCAAGAACTAGTAGGCGATGGGATCATAGTGGAGGTTGCGAAAGCTTAATGTCGCAACTACCTTACACATATTTACTTAAATGGTCAACTACCGGAATGAAGTACTATGGTGTCAGGTACGCCTCTGGTTGTCATCCGACAGATTTATGGAATCCATACAAGACTTCAAGTAAGCACGTTAAATCATATGTTCAGGAGTATGGAAATCCTGACATAATTTCCGTACGGAAGGTATTTCGTGGTAAAAACGCGGTAGAAAAGGCTCAACGCTGGGAACACACCGTGTTACGTAGAAGGAAAGTAATAACCAATCCTACGTTTTTAAATCGCACGGATAACAAATCGATATCACCTGAAGATTGTGGTAAATCTGCCAAAATTGCAGCAGCCAAACGAAAAACCCGAAACAAGGACAATTGGCCTGCATTGATGGAACTGTCTATTAGGTTTTCAGGCCGAACAAAAGAAACCCATCCACATATTGCAGCGGCGGCAGCCAAACTTGCCGGCCGAACAAAACTGACCCACGCATACTTAGCTAAGAAAGCTACCCAAACTGCCAGTCAAACGGCTAAAGTTTGGGAGATAACCTCACCTGTCGGAGAGATAATTACCATCGTTAATATGTGCGAATGGTGTCGAAATAATAACGTCAAACGTGGATCAATAAAAAACGGAGTAACTCGAAACGGGTACACGTTTCGAGTTATATCTAATCCTGGAGTAAACCCGTGAGCCAATCTACGACCCTAATCCTATTCCCACAAACAACCTATATAAATCCAGGCAACGGAGCACCCTACACTGTTATCGGCGATTCAAAACCAGCGGCGGCCTATTATTTAGGAAACAAGGATTTGCAGACCGTTAATATTAGTTTGACACAATGTACGGGTAATATCGTGATTCAAGCTACGTTGGCACCTGCCCCACTTGACACTGACTGGTTTAATGTGTATGAATTAGAAGCTAACGCAAATGCTGTAGCAAATTCAGCTCCACAGATTGCATCAAACGCCTCAATGTATACTAATATCGATGGAAATTTCGTATACATGCGCGCACAGATTCAGGACTTTCAAGGTGGCGGTGTCAATTACGTGAAACTCAGTTACTAACATGAAGGTGATAGCAGTTTATCCGGGAAGATTTCATCCCTTTCACAAAGGCCACGCCGCAAGTTTTAAGCAGCTGGCTAGTAGATTTGGTTTGGAAAACACTTACCTTGCTATCTCTGCTAAACAAGATCAACCAAAGAGTCCTTTTTCAGCACAAGATCGTGCAAAGATGGCAATGGCTTTGGGCATTCCATCAAAAAACATTATTGCAGTGAAGAATCCGTACTCAGGCGATGAGTACATGAAAATGTTTCAAACTAAAGGATATGATCCCGAACATACTGCTTTGGTATTTGGTGTCAGTAAAAAGGATATGGAGGGTGATCCTTCTATGGGCATTGAACCCGATCCTCGCTTCTCCTTTAAGCCTAAAAAGGATGGTACAGCATCTTACTTTCAGCCGCTAAAAGGCAAAAACATTAAACCAATGACACAGCACGGATACATTCTTTCTACTGACGTAGCAGAGTTTCCTATCGCTGGCAAAACTATGCGCGATGCTAGTGCTATTCGTAAGGCATATGCAGGCTCTGATAACAAAACAAAAATGAAAATTCTTACAGATTTATACGGAGACTCAGCAGAGAAAATGAAGCAGACATTCGACAATAACCTACAAGTCACTGAGAGCATCCGCGCTCTAATCAACAAAATCAAACCTCTTATCAGTGAGGCGTCCCCTCAACAAAAGGCAAAGTTTGTTAAGCTATTGAGTGAAGCTAAGAAGACACTAAGAAATACTAACCCATGTTGGGATGGGTACAAACCAGTTGGCACCAAAAAGAAGAACGGTAAGACTGTTCCTAATTGCGTTCCGGTGAAGGAATCGTATAGTGTTCAACGTATCTATGGTCCATCAGACGTAAACATTGTAAAAGATTTAGGAAACGGATACTTACTTTCATACGAGATGGACGAAGATGATGATGTTCGTAAGGAAGGTTTTGAAGTAGTTAAGCTTGCTCCAAACGAAACAAAGAAATATATTCCAGTTGGTACCCTGAAAGTAAGTCCTTATCCTGGCAATCGTAAGCCTGGTCAACTTGAAGCTGAAATAAACCGTATTATCGCGGCTGATGAAGCCAAAAGTCCTCTGGACGAAGAAGAGGATCCATTTGATATTGATCCAGAACTAAATGCTACTGTATCTTTTGCACAACAGCACTATCGTAATCCAAAAAAGCAAGCTGCATTTATCAAGTTTGTTCAGCGCAGCCTCAAGCATTCTAAGGAAGACGATGAGCGTTTAGATAAAGAAGTCGATGAACTAAAAGACAGAGTTGATACTCTGGACCGAAAGGTTGGAAAAATGAATTCTTCCAAATCGGTAGATTTTCCTGCTCAAAGATTGAAGGAAGGCACTATGAAACCGACTCATGTTACTGGTGAAGAAAAATCTGGTTCTGTAGAGGCCTTAGAAAAAGCATTGCTAAGAACCAAAGCGCCCGGCGTTAAACTAGACTATGACAAAATAGATAAAATGATGCAATTAATCTGTAAAAAATATCATCTAACCGGTGATAAATTACATAACGATTTTGTGAAAAAGCATCGTGTGGTTCCCGATAAATGGATCGTAAAACAAACAGTTAAAGAGAGTTTTACAAAAAACGCTGATTATCTAGACGAAAAATAATTCCACCCCCTGTCTTCGTTGTAAATAACTGTATAGTTTTACAACAAAGAGGACTTAATGGCACGTAAATCAAAAAATTCAAACGTCACTATCGCTAAGCCGAACGGCGAGCAACAAACTGTACCTGCAGAACAAGTACAAGAGGTTATTGAGCAGGCTGCTCAGGAACAAAAGCCACAAGAAGGCCAAGTTCAAGTAAACGTAGACTATCTACGTACCACTAAGGTTCACATCGCAATGCCATGCTACGGTGGTATGTTGACTGAATCTACATTCATGTCATTTATCAAGTGGGCAAATACTGCACGTCAATTGGGTGTCGACTGGACTCTCGAAACCATGACCAATGAGAGTTTAATCAGTCGTGCAAGAAATACTCTTACTGCTAAGTTTCTTGCAATGCCGGACGCAACTCACTTGTTCTTCGTTGACGCTGATATTGGTTGGGAACCATGGCACTTGCTAGTCCTCTTGAACAGAGATGTTGATGCGATCGGGGGCCTATATCCAATGAAGACTATGCCAGTTAAGTGGGTAGTTAATGGATTTGAAGGCGCAGAAGAAGGCCCTGATGGCTTGCAAGAAGTATCTAAGGCTGGTACTGGATTTCTTCTTATGAAACGACGCTGTTTTGAAAAGTTAAACTCACATCCGGCTGTTAAGCAATATAAAAACGATATCGGTCTTGATCCCATGTACGATCAGTATTTGAAGACTTATTTTGATACTGCTGTTCGCCAAAATCGCTATTATAGCGAGGACTGGACCTGGTGTGAGAACTTTAGAGATTTAGGCGGTAAGATTTGGGTTGACAAGCGAGTATTGCTACGTCACTCGGGAAGCTATGTGTTTTCAATGGAAAATCAGCAGTATTTGCTTGATCAAATCGGCCCCATGTGGGCTGAAGCGCAGAAGGCAAAAGGCTACAAGATTATTGACGAAAACGGAAACGAGATTTAAGTTTCTATAGGACTGGGAGGGGAGAGAAATCTTCCCTCCCTTTTTGGATATTTCGTAATAAATAAAAATGTAGTTCGCGGAGGTGAGATTCCCAACTACTCTAACACTGTTATGGAGTATCAGCAATGAATATTTATTCTACAGACAATCTACCAATTGGTTTCTATATCTATGCGTATGTGCGAACTAGTGGAACCCCTTATTATATAGGCAAAGGACAAGACGGTAGAGCCTGGACAGGTCACCGATACAAAGACGCAAATAGTGGGAAATGGAAGGGGTACACGTCCCTCCCAATTCTAGAATCATTATTATGGAAACAAATCTTACTGAGGTTGGTGCTTTCGCTTTAGAACGCAGGTATATTAGGTGGTATGGTCGTAAAGATAAAATATCTTGGGGAATATTACACAATAGAACTGACGGCGACGAGGGCGTGTCGGGAATGGTTCAATCCGCTTCATCTAATAAAAAACGAAGTGATGCTCTTACTGGAAAGTCGCGCCCAGATGTGTCTGATAGACTAAAGGGGAAACCAAATCTTAAAGTTAGTGCTGCACTCATCGGAGTACCTAAATCAGCGGAGTCTATTTCAAAAAGAACCAAAACTCGTAAGGGAAAAACCTACCCTAAATTGGGGGACTGGCAGCGCGGCGTGAATAAATCCGCAGAGGCAATCGCCAAACGATCCGCAACTCGTCTGGGGAAATCTATTAAAAAACACGAAATCGTAACCTGTCCATATTGTGGGAAAACAGGAGGTGCCGGCGGCATAAAGGTATGGCACTTTGACCGATGCAAATACAAACCGACAACTTGAATCAATCAGCATAAATACTACACTACTAAGGATTTGATTCATGAAAATTAGCGATATCTATGAAAGTACGACCTCAGGCGCGATTGCTACTGTCGCACAGCCAATGGCCGGCGCAACACAAAAACGTTCAACTGTAGGCAAAGGAGTCTACGCTAATCAAAAGCCCGGGAATCTTCTTACCGGTAAGAAGACCAACAAGAAATTTGCTAATTCCCTTCATGAAGGTAAGATGAAGGAACTCGCGTCAGATTTAGATTACCTTGACAATCTAAACTTTCAGAAAAAGTACAAGGCTACCAAAGAACAAATTAGAGCAAGATTCAAGATACAAGAAGCACAATTAGAAGAAGACGATTTGATTCTTGTGCCAGGCCAAGGTCATAGATTGAAGACTGGATTCCATTCATTTGATCCGGATAAAGCAGAACACGAAGGTGAAACTCTAAAGAACAGTCTCAGAACAATATCACGTAATGCAAAAGAACTATATGACGTATTAGAAAATTGTGATAGTATTCCTGAATGGGTAAGTGAGAAGGTCGGCCAGATTAAGGGCATGATGACCAATGTTAATAATTACATGGTTAGCAAGAAACAACAATCAGAAGGTGTTATTGCCGCCGGTGGCGTCGGTGAAAACCAAGAACACTTCGATCATGAGATAAGCATGGCTAAGAGCGAAATGCGTAGCGCTGCTAAAGCCGCAAAAAGAATCTATCAAATGCTAGATGAGCGTGATGAATTAATGGCATGGCAGCAAAGCTATATCACTTTAGCTAGTGACTATCTAGGTAGCGTAGCTGATAGCATGGAAGAAGAGTTAAGCGAAGGTAAACAGGGCGGCGAGAAAGAAGTACAAGATTATAAGAAGTGGCGCAAAGACAATCACGACGATCTAGGCACCACTAGAAAAATCATCAGTAGAGAACCTAGCAAGGGTAGCCCCTGGCAAGATATGGAAGACTTCGGTAAGAAGGTAACTGACGAAGGTGCCAAAGTAGATCGCATGGTTAAGCACATTGCTAAGTCAGAACGTGAAGCCGGCAAGCCAGCAAAGAAAGCAACAGATATTGCATGGGCCACGGTCAACAAGCGTGGCTATCTAGATAACAAAAACAAAAAGGGTTAACTGCTTGTCAAACTCTATTGTAGTGAATACGTTGAATGTCCGCGATGCCTATGATTTGAAAAACAATACCACAGAGGCTAATTGGAAAGAAGACAGAGCTTTATTTGCTACAGGTAACACTATTATTCAGGAATCTATTATACACAAGTGGATGAGTAGAGACAACGAATTCCGTAAACAGGGACTTACCGAAGGGCTAAGCCATTGTAACAATAAAACGTCGATCACAAAACTTTCATTTGTAGACACTGAATCCTTAGGCGATATGTCCACAAGAGTAGCATTTATGGAATCATATCTACTTAATAATGAGAGTTTACTAGAATCTAATGACACGACTTTATTAACAGCATTTCGTAATTTACCCAAACAAGCTGCGGCCCCAGAAGTAGGAACCTCGTATCTGATTATTGGGTTGTATCTTATTAATGACACATTAGGTGTGACGCATCAGCCATGTATTGCCAAATTGTTAGAAATCAACGACGATTCATATGTATTGTATATACCTGCTGAAAACAGAACAGTAAAATTGCCTGAAAAAACACTGTCAGATGTCGCGCCTATGGTCACCTTACTGTTTAATAGTATTGTTCAATACGATAAATTAAGAACCTTTGTAGTTTTAAAATTCGGCATTAACTTACCAGAATACAACGACATACCCATTAAGGAGAATAAAATGAGTAATAATATGAAAGGTCTACGTGAAAGTAGTATCATGAAAGGCATCGTAGATGAAGATGGAGCATCTTTTGTCATCTACATTAATGGCAAACCAGCAACTAAATATGTAAATTCCAAAAAAGCTGAAGCCGCAGTTAGTATGATGAAGTCAAAGTTCCCTGATAAGAAATTTGAGATAAAGCATCAACCTGAAGGTCATGCATCCGATGCAGTTGATACACTTTATATCAATGATAAACCTAGTATAAAATATAGAGATCCAGATCAAACATTAGCAGCCATGGAACTTTTAAGAAAAAAGCACCCTAGCAGCAAATATGATCTTAAGCCTGAGGTCAGAGAAGCTCAAGCGGATGCTCACCTACTCAAGCGTATAACTGTAAAAAAGCACGGCGGAAATGACGAGAATAGTTGGGCAGTTTTTATCGACGGTAAACCAGCAGTAACTGGACTTAACAAACGATCAGTACCGCACTATAAGTCATTGCTTCTAAAGAAGCTAAAAGAAAAGCCGAGCTTAACTGGATCAAGCGAAGTTGAAGAAGCCCGCGGCTCAGGTGTAATGTACATAGTTAAGTCTAAAGACGGCGTCGAGAAGGCATTTAAAAATCTACACGCCGCCGAAGATTGGAAAAACTCATACCAACGTAAGGCTCCTAAGGACGATGACGGCACATGGGCATGGGCCTGTCATGACGGCACATGGACAATCGGTCCTAAGGACGATGACGGCACATGGACAATCGGTGAAAGCCCAGATTATCCTGCAGTTGCTCAGCAACCAGGTGGATGGCGTAAATACCGCACAAAACCAGCTGGTAAATTGTCAGAGGGTGAAGACACGACTGAAGCAGTTGCTAATGCTATCATACGCCGCATCACTACTCAATATTTGGATGTATTGAGTAAATACGGTCCAGCCGCAGTGATGGCGGCAGTTGATGAACTTGCAAGTCATTATCATGACTTAGAAGAAATTGGTTCAAGTGATGTTAGTATTTGGACTAAAGAAGTTATTAAGGATCTAGAGTCTGGATACTATGATGATCTTAAGGAAGATACTGCATATGCAGGTGGTATGGGTCAAGGTGGAAATGCTGGTCAATCATATCGCAAGTTTAAACCTAAGGTGGCTGGAACATTCAAAGAAGACTCTGATATGCGATTCGCTGCCGAAAAGACTCCTGCAGTTAATCCATACGGTGGACAAAAAGATAGACAGTTTAGAGGTTCTATTAACGAACAACCAAAAAAGGTCATCAAAAAGGAAAGCTCTGTAATGAAGGGACTTCGTCGCTAAGATTATGCGAGCCATAGAGTTTCTAATTGAATATGATAGAAACAAAACCGCACAGACACTAGGTACTGGTCTCATTCCTGCATTTGCTAAGGATATGGGCGCCATTAGTGGTAATATGATGGTATACAGGCAATTCGCTAGAGAAGTTCTAGTACCTGGTAATAAGGCTACTGAGGCCGACAAAGCCGACATAATTCAACACATATTGCAGGCTATAGAAGAAAAAGATCCAACACCAAATAAAGAATACACTCAGTGGCTTGCTAGAATGTATGCTAAAGGTGGAGTGAAGTTAGAGGACTTAAACAGAGGAAATCTACTTGGTATCTACAATTTAGGTAAGAAACGCAGGATGATTAAACCAGAACATGCTGATATTAATCGATTCAAAAACTACAAAGAATTTGAAGATACTATGCTGAGTAATTATGATTTAGATCAGATTGAAGGTGCGGATTCTGCAAAAGCTAAAGAAAAGGGTCAGGCTAACACAATATTTGACAATGAACAAGTACGCATAATTGTTCCTGAGGACGAAGCCGCTGCATGTTACTATGGAAGAGGCACCCGCTGGTGTACTGCTGCAACTAAAGGAACGAACTACTTCAAAAATTATAGTAGTCAAGGTAAATTGTATATCTTGATACCAAAACATCCTAAACGCGACGGTGAAAAATACCAAATACATTTTCAAACCGGTTCATTCATGGATGAAGCCGATTCTCCAGTAAACGTAGAGGAATTAATTACCAAAAGATTTGGAGATTTGTCCTCATTCTTTAGAGAAAATGAACCAGCAATTAAAAACAGCATATTATTTGCAGATGACGACGTTCTGACTTCGGTTATTACTAAAATTAGTCAAATAGCTATGGATAAGGCATACGAAGAAATTGCGGAATGGGAACAGAATGACGATTATTATTATCGAGACATGAGAGAACTTTATGGCGATGAGGACGGAGATATTGATTGGGACGCAGCATATGCAGCAGGTAACGATTATATGTCTTGGAATCCAGATGCTAAAGAATGGGTGGATAATATTGAAAGCATAGTTACACCATCACCGCGTCATCTGAAGGCCTGCACGCAAGAGATGACACAAGAAGGTGATTATGTCGGTGTCGGAATAGATGACACACCAAGCATAATATCAGACATGTTGTTAAACCATTTTAGAGGTAGCCGACTACATGACA